AAAGCAAGACTTGACGCAATCGAGGGTTTACGTGCCAAAGGTGATGTGATGGTAGTTAAGATTGACAATGAGGTAATTGGTTATGCTAACGTAGATAGTTTTAGGGAAGAGGATGAACTGTATAACCTAGTGAGTCATTATCAATCAAACTTAGGTTTCAAGGTAGTTCGTAGTTTTAGTACACACAAACCAAACGTACCTTACTCTAAGGAGATTCAGGATATTCTCCAATCCGAACAATCAAGGGGTAATCACTATTTTGAGAGGGAGTACGAGATAGAGGGTAAGTTAATCTTCATCCCTTTGGTGGATTTAAAAACATGTCAGTCCAAGCTCAATAGGGGTAACATCCTTACGTTAGACTTCGGTATAGGAACACGGTCATTCGAGACAAGGTTCGTATCTGTAAGACGTAACAATCTAGACACAAAAAGGGTAGAGCAACTTAGACTTACAACATCTACTATGTTCAAGTGCTTAGTTATTTTCGAACCACACTTTAACAATCAATAGAGGGGGTAAAGAGTATGAACAGAGATTTAAAACACACATATAATTACGGTAATTCGGAAAACACACACACGGGTAATTCACTATTTAATTCAGCTAAAGTTTATGTAGACAATAATTTAGTGGGTTATGCCTTGCGGTATGATGACCCTCAAGGGGTAAGATTGGAAGACTTACTAACTGAAGACACTAAGACTGTTTTAAACAGTATAAACAGTATTTTCTATGAGGATGTTAAGGATATAAAAATTCTACTTCTTATAGATAAAGAAACTTTCAACTCAGAGATACAGAAGCATTTATTTATTGTTATAGTTGGTGGATCTTATTACATTGAACAAGAAGATATAGACATAAAAAGGGAAACGGTCTTGGACAAAATTATAAGAATGTTTAGATGTTTATAAATAAACATCTGAAAATTCTAAGAATGTTGAGATGTTTATAAATACACATCTCAACCTACATATCACGCATAATTCAAAAACTTAGTGATATTTTTAAAATTACTGTAACCTAGAATTACATTAAGTAACAACCACACACGAGGAGGAATAACATCATGGCTAACAACAAAAAACTAATACTAACACACGCACAGGCTGTTAAACACGTAACTCGTATGGTAACTAAATTCGAAGGGGTAAAACCACAGTATTACAATTTATTAAGTGAGTACCTTAAAGTAACTAAGCAACCAGGGCAAAGAGGAGCAGTTCTCAAATTAATGGGTAATGCAGAGCAAGAGGAAATCAGGAAGGAATTAGGTAGAGCCTTCACATTAACTGAAGCTGAGTACTTAGACATTTACCGCTTCAACCCACAGAATGAAAACACATTGGTAGACTTCTTAAACGGTGTATTCGTTTGTGACTATCTCAACAATAAAGAGGTATCTTATCGTTACCATGAGTTAGAGGATATCGTATCTCAATTCAAGGAGATAAGTACAAACTTATTCATGTATGAAAACAATCGTGCAATTAAATTCGTATTAGGGGTAAGCGGACGTTGCTATGAGTATGTAAAGGGTGCTAACTACCTTAAAACAGAGGTAAGTGAAAACGAAGTAAAAATGACATATAAGGATGGTCGTGAAGAGGTTATTTTTGATGGACAAGCGTTCTCAACAAATTTCAAAGATGGTTTCTGTAGACTAGACAAGGGTTATCTAAGATTTAGTGCAGGTAAGGAGATTTACTTCAGAGCACACGTACTAATCACTGCTTTAGTATACGGGGTAGACATCTTGAAGTTTACTCTTGGTAGAAACAGCTTACTGACAATCGACCACATTGACGGTGACGAAACAAACAACAAACTATCTAACCTTCGCTTAGTAACACGTAAAGACAATCGTATCTTAGCAGGGGGTAAACAGTACAGAGTGTTAGACTTCTTAACACTTCCAATGACAAGTATCAAACGTGTTAAATCATTTACAGGTATCTACGCTGACTCAGTAGATATTGCACAAGAATATAACTGGGAGGGGTTATCATGTTAACATTTTCAATTAACAAAACTGCTCAAGACGCTGTTCTTGAGCAGGCTAAAAAATATCAAGACTTATCTCCAGTATACGGGGTAAATAAATCACAAGACATTATCGTAGACAACTTAATTGACAGTGGTATCTTAGATTTTAAACAGTACGGAACATCAGGTGAGAAGGGTGTTTTCAACTCTTATCGGGATGAAAAGAACAGAAAGCTTAACAGGGATTACAAAACAGATTATAATGTCGAATTAGGGGTAAGCTACACGCCTGTAGATGACTTTGACCCTTATGAGATGTTACTGGATGAGGTAGAGACAGATAATATAGTAGAGCGTATCTTTGGTGAAGAAGGTATTGACTACTTATTAATCGAAAGAGGGGTAAACATTGTTTCTATATTAACAAGTGACATCTTACAAATTGGGGATATAAAACGTGAGACAATTTGTATATTACAACAGTTATTTAACACATTAAATATAGATATGAACGAAGTAAATCAACCATTATTAATAGAAAAACTTCTTATAAAAGCAAGAGAAATACGTTCAACTTTCACTTTATCATTAGCTAACTAGGAGGTTTCCACCATGACATATCACTTATTTGTTTCACCGTCACCTACTTTCACTGACTTAGACATTGTATTTTCTCTTAGGGGTAACAAGGTATCTTTCGTAGTAAAATTTGATAAGGATAAACCCTTCTCGCTACACACTTTCAAGTTATCTGAATTACAACAAAGTATCAACCAAGTACTCGATAAGGTTCTAGTTAATTACTATACTGACTACGAACAATTTATCGTATCTAAATTTGATGACTATGACTTGCATCCTCTAAATGTAACTAGAGAGCAAATAAAATCAACAATTGTTACTATGTTAAAGAATCGAGAAAGAGAGATTCATTACGGTGGTATCGACCATGCTAATAAGTTTTCTTATTCATTTGGTTATAAAATTACAGCTTAAGGAGGAAACAACAATGCAGACATTCCCACATTCTAAAAATGCCATTCCCTCATTCAATAGGGAGTGGCTTCGCCAATTAAGACAGTTGTACGGTTACACACATACAGACATGGAAAAGATTTGTGGTATCTCTTATATCACGTATGCAGGGTTAGAGAATCCACATAAGGCATCTGCTCGTATGGCAACATATCGTACAATGCGTAAGGTTGCTGATGAGTTTAGTATCAAGACGGATTTATTCTTCTTCCCTACTGATGACAAGACGGGTAAATTATTAACGAAAGACAGTGTTATGGATATTATCCTATTGTACAATCATCATGGGTTTAAGCATGTTACGTCAAACGCCACGTTCTTGCATCACATCTTCGCTCCTGAAATTGCCCGCTATGTATTAGAAACCTTCAATTATTAATGAGGGGTAATCAGCCCCTCTATCCTTATGTATTCATCTCCCTGTAATACCACCCAACCTAACCTTCAAACTGTTTAGTACTTGACACAGACTTGTACTAACAGCCACTTACCTTAACTCTATTAACCCCATCAACTTCTATATTAACTACAAACAGTAAACCACCGCCAAAAATGTAAAGTAAATGTAATGTTACACTATACTACACAATAACCACATAGGAGGTGCTGACATGGCGAAGCACTATAACCATAGAAAAAACTTACCTGAACAACGTGCCAAGCGTAGGGGTAATGGTTTGATGGATGACCAGTTGTACAGGTTTGCCGAAGCGTATTACAATGCCGAGGGTAAAGACCGTACGTATACCCAAGCAGCTATTAGAGCAGGTGTCGCAAAGGATTCAGCTCACACACTAGGTTCACGTTGGGCAAGACTCCCGCAAGTACAGGAGTACTGGAAGATGTTAGACAAGATGACAGGTTCCGAAAGACGTTCTGCACACGTAAGGGCTTTAAAGCGTCATGAAGAGTTCGTACAAAATCCAGAGTTAACAGTTCAGGAACGTATATCAGTTAACACGCGGTTACTTGAACGTACAGAATCTGCGTTTGAAATGGGATTCGGTGAATTGATTGACCCAACTCCTTCGGGTTCAGGGGTAACAGTTAGCGAAACTTCTGCCGAGTCCGAAAAAACGATAGCAGTAGGACACATTGTGGTATCACCCCAAACAGAGGAGACGCTGAATATTATCAGGTATTCCCTAGAACAGTTATATGGGAAGGATGGTAGCAATGACAACAATGACTCTAGTAAGGGATAATACATCTATTGACCCTAACAAAGACCCGCTTTCAGTACGACAGTTAAAGACAATACACAGTTTTGCCAATGCTGAACTAGATATACATTGTGGACCATATGGATGTGGTAAGACACACGCATTGAATATGGGAATTGGTTTGTTTGCAATGACAACTAAACCACCAGGTGGAGACGCAGTAATTGCCTTAGTAGGTAAGACAGCCAAGTCAGTAAAATCAAATATATGTAACCAGTTAGCAGAGTTCTTTGGTGAGAACTTCTACTATGACAGTGGTAAGAAAGACGGTATCACAAAAGACGCTGTACTCTTTGGACACTATATTCGTATCATAGGTTTAAATGACTCAGGTGCAGAGGCTCGTATCAGGGGTTTAAACGCTTACAAGATATACGGTGACGAGGTAAGTACATGGTCAGAGGAAAACTTTGATAAGATACAGGGTCGTCTAAGGGGTAAAAAGCCTGACAACACAGAATTTGGTTTCATAGGTTCAACTAACCCTGACTCACCTGCACACTGGTTAAAGGCTCGTATCGACAAAGGCGGGGTAAACTACGTAGAGTGGAAGAAAGAGGACACGCTATGGAGGGGTGCACCACAGTACTACGCTAAGATGATGGAGAAGTATAAACACAATGACGCATACGTTCAACGTTATGTATTCGGTAAATGGACAGCATCTGAAGGTTTAATCTATCCTGAGTTTAATCCTAAGATTCATATTGTTACGGATAAGGATTTAGAAGGGGTAACCTTCAAGCGTAAAGACTTAGGTATTGACTTCGGTTTAACAAACCCAACAGCCATCCTAGAAGTTGCTACTGATACAGATGGTAGTAAAATCGTACTGGACGAGGACTACTTACTTGAAGCCAAGCTAACACAGATAGTAGGTAAAATCAGACAGAGGGTAATCAACAACCACGCATTACTACGTAAAATCTTCATTGACCCATCTGCTAAAGTATTGATAGACGAATTAAAGGATGAAGGTATGAGAGGGGTAACCGAGGGAGACAACTCTGTACTGAACGGTATCAATTACGTTAAAGACTTATTTGCTACAGACACACTATATATCCATGAACGCTGTACTAATTTAATCAATGAACTATTCACATATGCGTTCTCACCTAAAGAGGGTGAAAACGTAATCAAGAAATTCGACCATGCATGTGATGCATTACGTTATGTATTATATTCTGATAGGGGGTAATGACCTTGTTTAATACAGGTATACCAAACAACGGTTACTTCAACAATATCAACTTACTTGAGGAGGACAACTTCTCAATCGTACCACCAAACACCTTGATATGGGAAGGTGAACTACCATTCAAGGAAAACGATGTATTCCCAACACCTTTTATACAAGAGAGAGCAAATATTATAAAAACAAATGAGTCTCTTTATAAAAGTGAACGATTCCAAGATATTTTTAGCACCTTATTTAATTTCAATGACTTTATGGTGGACGCAATAACTAATATGCAAATTTTACGTCTTATTCCCTATCTACCTGACTTCCGTAGTATCACCGATATTTGGGTAGACCTTATCTCTGCTAAGGCTCCAAAGATTGAGGGTTCAGACGAGAAGAAGGTAGGCGATGTTGCAACGTTAGTAGGTTCGTCAAACTTTGCACCTACGTTTCAGGAATTAGTAAAGCACAGCCTATTCATGTTCGGTAATGCAGTATGTCGTGTAGACCGTCAAATAGGGGGTAATGCTCGAGTGGTTTTAATGCCGTTAAAGACATGGATTCCGTTCGTATCAGAGACAGACGCTACATCCATAGACGTAAACTGTTTCTTCAATATCTATCCTATCGACAAGTCTAATCATCATTGTGAGTTCATCTTGTATCATGAAGGTGGAGATGATGCAGGTAAGATTGAGAAGTACACATTCGAGTATCATAAGTCAGGACGTAAACTAGGTAAGTTAATTGACCATGTAGAAGATGAAGCCTTTGACGGTGCAGGGGTAAGTCCAATTGTTGTGTTTACTGGTCAAAAGATGGGTAACACAGTATACGGTGAAGGACAGTATCGTAAGTGGGAACCGTCTATCACATCTAGTATGCGAGCATATGAAACTATTTTAGTTTTATTAGAGCGTACAAAGGAAATAAATCGTGTTATGCCTGAAGGCGCAACCTTCCGAGATGAATCAACAGGGGTAACTTATTCACGTCAAACAGGTTCTATGCAGTATGACATTGAGGACAAGCGTAATGCACAGGATTATGTACACTATGCAACACCTGAAATTAAGATGAAGGAAGCAAATGAAGCGTACAAAGAAACATTAACACGTGTATCGAGAGACACAGACTTATCGTACACAATGTTTGATACAAAGGAACTAGGTTCTCAGATGTCTGGCAAAGCTTTAAAAACTGCTATGTATCGTACAGAGTTAAGAGCAAAGTCATTATCAACACTAATTAATAACTCAGCTAAACAGTTGGTAGTTAAACTAGCTCTCGCATCAGGGGTAGAAATAGACCAGTCGGACTTCTCGTTAATTACTGAGTCAGGGTTCGTACATGATGAAGAGACATTAGTAGAAATGATTAATTCACGTTTAGGTAACCAAGTATCATTAACACTAGCTGACGCTATTGCACGTATGGATGATGTGCCACTAGGCGAAGCTCGTAGACGTGCTAATGAAATACTAGGTATCGAACCTGAGGAAACAGAAGAGACTGAACTAACTGATACTGGTGATGAATCGGTAGTAGCAGAGGTTCAACTTACAAATGTTTCCGAGTCTGATGATAAGGTTATATCAGGGGTAAACAGCAAGGAGCAGATTTATCTGCTTTCAGATGGAGACATTGACCACAATCCACATCATAGGGGGTAATAGTATGCAGGACTTTTTAGTATTAGACTCAATGTTAGAAGAACACCTTAAATATCAAGGTGTTCCTTCTGACGAACAGTACTTGATAATTCAAAAATATCTACCACCTGATTTTCAAAAGGAAGATATATTTTTATATTCAGTAAAGGTATGCGACAACTTTTTAGACCGAGAAGGGGATATTTTCTCAACGAATGCATTAAAGCAGGTAGCTAATTTGTTAGTAGGTATAACAGGAATATATGACCACGATTGGCTATCACAAAACCAACACAGTCGCATATTCGATTCTATCCTCGTAGAAGACCCTTCGATTGAAAGTCCTCTAGGTGAGCCTTACCGCTACGTTGTAGGGTTCGCCTATACCCTCAAAACTGACTCTAATTCTCAGTTAATTGACAATATCCGAGCAAGTATTTTAAAAGAGATTTCCCTAGGTTTCGACCAAGGTGAATCTCATGAAGTCCAACTGGATAATGGTAAGACTGCTACGGTAATAGACGAAGTAACTGACGTATTAGAGTGGTCTTTCGTAGCAATCCCTGCACAGCCAAAAGCAGGGGTAATCAAATCGTATAATAACAGGGAGGTAGAACCAATGAAAGTGACAGACGCAGTATTGAAAATCAAGAGTCTATCCCAAAAGGATGATTCTGCTGTTAAGTCAATCGAAACTGTACTAAAGGGTTACGATGAAAAGTACGGTTCATTCGGTGATATGGTAACAAAGTTAAAGTCTATGGAAAAAGAGATTGACGAGAAAAACACTAAGATTAAGGAACTTGAACAAGAAATGGTAGACTCAGCATTAAATCATGCTATCGAAGCTATCATGGACGAGTTCAAATTCGTATCTGATGTAGCACGTTCCATTGCCGAAGAAGTTGCAGTAAAAGGCATCTATTTAGATGACGAAGGACAAGTAATGGGTGTTGATGATGTTAGAAAGAAAATTTCTGACGAATATGACTTCCTTTACGAAGAGCGTGAAGAGGTTAAAGAAGAAAAGTCCAAACGTAAATCTGAAGACGTAATCGACCCTACTCATAAAGAGTATGAGGAAGAGTACGAAGAGGAGTACGAAGAGGAAGAAAAAGAAAAATCTAAGCGTAAATCACATTCACGTGCAGGTTCTAAATCAGGGGTAACAAAGGGTTTAGACTTCACAGCTCCTAAATCATCAGTACAAAAACAAATTACACAAGCTCCTAAACAGCACAAACGTTTAGGCTTACAACTATAAGGGGGTAAACAATCATGGCAAACGCAGTAATCGCAGCTTTGACAGCTTATACAAATAAGTCTATCTTTTATCCAGTAGTAGAATCAGTAATCGCTCGTACGCTTAACAACCCTGAAATCTTTGAGTTCTCTGAGTTCGGTCTAGAGACGTCTGTACGTGAGTTCGTAGGTGCAAACGCTGTAGACTATGACCCTGACATTGGTTTCACTCAAGGTGCAGGTGGAGAGGTAAAATGGACAAAGTTCCAACCTCGTTTTGACCGTCAAGTACCAATCAAGGTAGACGCTGTACAAGAATTAAACTCTATCGCACAAGGTATGATGTTATCAGGTGTAGGGTTACTTGCATCTTCTTACAAAAACCTTGCAGCAGAGTTAGACGCAGTATCATTTTCATCTATCTTCGGTAGCGTACCTGAAGCTAACAAGTTAGAGTCAACTACTGCTTGGTCTGCAGATGAAGCATTCAACACACTTATCGACATTGAGAGTAACTTGTTCAATGCAGGGGTAAGAGGTGTTTCGTTCGTATATATCGCTTCATCTAAGTTCGGTAACGTGTTAAAAGCACTTACATCTAACAACTTAGCAGCCAACCCTACAGCATTCAAGTTCGTTGCAGGTGAAGATGGTGAAGAGGTAGACATCGAAATCGTACGTTACAATGACCTATTATTAGTACGTGTACCTGACAATCGTTTCTACACAAAGGTAATTTTAATGGACGGTACATCATCAGGTCAAGAAGCAGGTGGTTTTTCTGTTGACCCAACAGCTAAACCATTGACGGCTTTAGTAGTACCTTACGATGCGGGTTCATTCTCTTACCGTCACATCGTATCTAACTTCTCTGTACCTCAACGTTTCGCATCTCAATTACCTGTTAACACAGATGTGGTAAAACGTGAGATTGCTGATAACTTGAAAAACCAAGTGTTAATCGAGAATATCGGTATCAACCAAACTGCTGACCGTTTCGTGTATAACAACCGTACAATCTACGATGTAGCATTGTTCGATAGTTACAAACACGCACTATACGCATACTACCCAAAGGCTTAACGAGAGTTAAGCCCTTAGGGTTTAACCTTACATCTAGTAAAACAACTATTCCATATTAGGGGGTAACACTCATGGCTTTTGTAAAAGTAGTTCAGTCAAATGGTTCTGTATCTTATTTCGTAGATGAACACAATAGTACTCGTCTTGAACGTTTAATCTCAGTTGGTGGAAAAATTGAGACTAATGAAAAGAACGAACCAGTTATGTACACTGAAGCACAGTTAAGAAAAGTTTTACCGCAAAGAAACGGTAAGACATTGAAGGATTTCTTAAAATAATAGGAGGGGGTAAACATGTCTTATCCAGTAGCCCCAACTCTTGAAGTCCATAACAATTCATACGTAACACTTGAAGAAGCTGACGCTTTAATTAATGAGATGTTTATATCAACTCAAGCAGAGTTCCAAGCTTGGTTCAACCCTGACCTACCTGAAGGGGATAAGGTCAGGGCATTAACCTCGAGTTGTATTGCCTTAAACAACTTAAAGTATCATGGTTCAAAGTTAAGACGTTTCCAAAAGTTAGCCTTTCCACGTAAAATCGTCAATGTAGCAGGTTTCGCACCTATACTATTCGTATCACAGTCATATGACAATACGTTGATTGACGGGTTATCAGGAGGGGGTAACGGATTTGAACTTGCTAAACGTGCACAGGTAGCTAATGCAGTAGCAATGTTATCGTTAGACAATAATATTGTTCGAGACGTAACAGAGCGACTTGCAACAGGTATCAAAGCACGTAAACTTCAATCTGTTAGCGAAGAGTATTCTGATACAGAGAAGCGTACTACAGCTTTAATGAAAGGTATCTACGCTAGGGATAAAGTACAGTTCTACTTAAACTCTTGGTTAGGTGAGTCCGTAAGGTCTTTATAAGGGGGTTAAGATATGCTTAGTCGTACAATATTAACCCAAACAGCAGTCCTCACAAGGGTAACAGGTGAAACGGAAAAGTATCGTAGACCTACATTTGAAACAACCTCTAAGTATGGTAAACCTCAACAGGTAGAATCTCCTCAGCCTTCTCTCCCATCAGGGGTAACAATCCCTTGTAGGAAAGAGGGTTATCACAAATATTACCCAACAAACAACACTCTCCGAGACTTCAATGCATGGCGTTATATAACAATAGACGAGATTAAAACAGGTGACCGTTTAGATGGTCAAGTCGTAATAGGGGTAAGCGTAGTTACTGACTTCAGGGGTAACATCTCCCATTACGAATCTACAGTAGGAAACTTTGCGGAGTAACACATGCAACTAAGTTTCAATGCTCGTATAGGTTTAACGCCATCACAAAACTCGGTAGTCTTATCGAGACAGCTATCAGGAGAGAATTATGATAAGTTCCTACGTAAAGTAGCTAGGGATATATTCAATAAAGCTTTACAGCTAGTTCCAGTAAAAACTGGGACTTTAAAAGCTTCGGGTCAATTATTCAACGAGGTAGACTACCATACAATCATTTTTAAAACACCATATGCAGGATATGTTCATGAAGTGAACATCAGTGATGCCAGTGAGTCATCTCATTCGGGGTATCTGCGAATGGCTCTCACAGAAGTTACCAAAGACTTACGCTCAATGTACGATGAAAACGTACCTGACTTCTTAGTTCGCTTTGAAGTCACACCTGAAGGATATATGAAGCTAGTCATAATGGGTAACCAAACTGGTATCGAAAACAATAAATTCTCATGGAGGAGTTGGACGGTATGACAATCATATATGGACGTATAGATACACTATATAGGTTCTTTGATAGTCTAAGTCCTAGACCTCTAGACTTTGATATAACATACGGTGTACTTAATGAAAACAACATAAACACATGTGGTATTTTCATTAAAGGGGGTAACCCATCAAACTTAGAGCGTAGCGTTTCAACAGGTGAACAGTTAGTCCGTAGAGCCTTTGTCTCTTTTAATATATTAGGTAATCCTGAAGGTGATGAAGGGACAATAAATGCATTCAGCTTTTGTGAGGAATACATTTCAGTCCTAGAGAAAACTTTCAACACTATGTATACATCTGATACTGGTAAAACCTTATATATTCAGCGTATGGATATTATGGGTGATGTTAATGACTTAGGTTTAAACAAGTTCCAAACGCCAGTATTTTCATTCAATATAGTAATTTATTACAAGGAGGTAAACTAACATGGCAATTCCATTCGCTCCAGTTCCCAACTTAGGTTTTGAGTTATATATGTCCGAATACGGGGTAGACCCTGTTGTTGGTGACTATGTAGCTGAGATTCAATCAGTTAGTGGTGTTGGCTTTACAGTAGAAACAGTAGACGGAACAGCGGTATCATCTACAGATGGTTTCCGTAGACCAGTACCAACTCTACGTGAAGGTAGACCATTCACAATCACAGTATTTACTAATGATGACAACGTTAAGTACTTAACAGAGTCTATGTTAGCATCAGGTGTTGATAAATTGTATAAAGCGGTAACAATAGTTTATCCTAAAACAACTTTCAATGCTGACGTACCTGACCTTTGCTACAATGGATTCATTTCTGAAATTACCCCAGGTAACATTGAAACGGGTTCATTACAAACGTATGCAATCACATTCACTCCAACTGGTAAACCACGTACAGTAACTAAACCTTCGACACCAGATGGTGGAGGTTGATTATCTCATCAGGGGTAATCAATTAACAAAATAAGCATCAGGAACTATATTAAGTAGTTCCTCAATTCAGGGGTAACTAACTTTGTTTAGTTACCCTTTTTATTTAAAAGACATATTTTTAAATTTACTGTAACCTAGCCTTACATTTTGGATGTTAAAAGAGAGCAAAAATGTACTAATAAAGGAAAGAAAAGAGGAGGAAACTAACATGACGGAACAAAAACAAGAACAACAAGTTAACCTTACAGATGCAAAACAAGAGGAATTAAGAGACGAGATACTTAACTCTTTCTCTCATTTTACAGAGGACGAGCAACTCGAACTACAAAAGAGACGTGACCTATTCCGTTCCTTCAATTTAAAATACCGTATCAAGGCTTTACGTTACTGTGCTGACAACAACATTGACTTCTCTCAACTTGTAGCAACTACGCCACGTAACATCTTACTCCTACTAACTATTGGTAACGAGGAACACAGTGACACTGTAGCCAACGACATATTAGAACAATGGTTAGACGCAGGCTACTCTTTCCAAGTCTTACACTTCTTATGTATCGAGCAGGCGAGAAAGTCAGGTTTTTTTATGAACGACCAAGACAAGTCGGCTCTAGCTCTAGCGGGCAGGGAGAATCCGAACAACTCAGCCCTACTAATGAATCTAGCGCAATCGGAACTAATGAAGGAGATTCAAGCAATAGCGAGCATACAGAGTATTCAGTAACAGACGCTTATCACCAACTCTTAAAGGTATGTGTGGGAACGGGTAAACTTCCGTTCTCGGACTTCCTTGAGATGACAATCCTTGAAGCTGAAATATTCATAGACGGTATGATGCTCCAACGTGAAGCCCACTTAAATGACCTCTTATTTGCTTCGTATGACCTCGCAAGACTTATTCCGCTTTCAGTATGGTCACCCGATAAACTTCCTAAGGAACCGACAAGGATTAATTCTGCGCAGACTAAGACAGGTTCGGCATATTCCTCGAAACCTAGACCAACATCTGCATCTGACCTATCCGAAGAGGAACGCCAACGTATCATAGACTCAATAGCAAGTTTCCACGTTCAAACGGTAAAGGAACTCAATAGTATATAAAAACAATAGGTGTACCTCAACAAGTACACCTATTTGGAGGTGTACTCATGCAAGATAACTTCAACCCAAACGGTGCTGACGTACAGATAACAGGTTCTTCTGACTCTGCTGACAGAGCCTTATTGCGTACAATAACTCTTATTGATGATTTTAACAAAAAGGTAAAGGACGCTAAAAAGACGGTAGACGACTTCAACATAGCGTATAAGATGTTGAGAGGGTTGTCTAACAAACCTGCAGGAACGCAGTGGGTTCAGGACTTAGACCGTTCATTAGGTAACCTTAAAAACAGTGACGCATTACAATCATTAAATGAGTTAGCCCAAAACAGTCAAAACCTCTCAAATATCAATATCAGGGGTAATCAATCTTCACCGCCTAACCCGCAGAAAGAAAATGAAAATACTAAGCTAGTAGACATGGAGCGTAAGAGACTTGAACTAGACCGTAGACGTGAACAGATTAATCAAACACAGCGTAAAATAGAAATGTCTCAATCTCTAGAGTCTGCTAAAAATTTAAGAGCCTTAGTATCCCACTCCAAAGACTTAATGTCTGCTTTCAGTTCAGGACAAGGTTTTGGTAAGTTAATGGTATCATCTTTCTCAATGGCAAACAGAGGATTAGAGAGTTACTCCAATTACTCATCAGGGGTAACGAATTATATTAATAACGAAGCAGGCAGTATGCTCATGGCAAGGGGTAATCGACCTTTAAGAGCACCTTCTAACAACACTCAATTCCCTAACTACAGGGGTGCACCATCAGCAGGTGGAGCAGCGGGTAGAGCAGGAGCATCTGCAATGGCGGGTGTAGGGGGTTCAATCTTAGTAGGTGGAGCAGTGCTAATAGGTGCTTTAGCCTTAGTAGGTGCTATGGGTGCGTTAGGTAAGAAGGGTCAGGAAGCTGAACTAAAGATTGCCAAAGCGTACACAGTAATGTCTGATAATTTTGACGATGCATTTGATTCAGTACAGAAGTATAACTCCGAACTCGGGGTATCTGAATCTCGTATAGCATCCTTGATAGCAAGTACAGCCAAACTGACATCCTCTCAGGGGTTCAACGCAGGACAATCTGCGAAGATGGCGCAGTCATCAGCACAATTAGCAATGGCAATATCACAGGCAACAGGTGATAATTTAGAGGAAGTATCAGCTAAGGTAGAGCAATACCTTCAAGGTCAAGACTCACTCCAAGAGTATAACATTCGTGCAGGGGGTGCTAAAGCCTTTGGTGATGCTCAAGGCATAACTTCTGTAAATGCGCAGTTATCGGAAGCTAAAGCATCATTATTACAAATGCAATACGCAATATTCCAGTTTAACGAAGGTGCATTAGCATCTGTTCAACCTGCCAATGAGTTACAACAGAAATGGGAGGCTATTAAGTCGACCTTAAATTCAACAGGTGAAAAGTTGTACAGATTATTCCTTCCAGTATTCGAACTCTTAGTAGATGTGGGTTACGGTATTGCTAAAGGTATCGAGTTAGCGGTAGACCAAACAATAAAGTTAGTAGAAGCTTTCCGTAAGTTCGGTGCTTTAGTATCGGGTAAAGAGTATAAACCTATCGACTGGACACAAGGAACAGGGTTACAACAGGCAACCAATAATATTAAGGACTTAACAGCGGGGTATCAGCAGGCTCAGGAAGAAATCGAAGCTACTCAAGGCGCATTGTTCAAGTTTGACGAGGTAAACAACCTATCAACATTTGACAATGACCTATCTTCTTTAGACAAGTTAGACGAGGTAACACTCGGTAATAAGAAGGAAGAGGATAAACTTACAAACACTCTAGGCGGTATCCCTTCAAAAATCAAAACACAATGGTCATTTAAGGAGAAATTAACTCCTTTACTAGAGTGGATTTTAGATGCATGGAAGAACTCTTTGAAATGGAGTCCTGCATTTGCACCAGTGTTAGTATTAGCAGCATTGCTAAAATGGTTATTGAAGAAATGGAAATCAGGTAAAGGGTGGGAGCCATCATTTAATCCTAAGCTACAACTAGGTAGTATATTAGATTGGATGTTAGACACATGGAAGAGTGGGGCTAAATGGAGTCCAACTCTTGCTCCTAGTCTTGTAGTAGCAAGCTTATTAAAATGGTTACTAGAGAAATGGCAATCAGGTGAGGGTTGGAAACCTAACTTTAATTTAAAGGAAGCTTTCTCAGAAACTTTAGGTTGGTTGTTAGATGTATGGAAAAAGGGTGCACCTTTTACTCCAGGATTCTCACCTACAATGCAGTTAGTACCTTTACTAGCTTGGTTATTAAATAAATTATTCAAAGGTGAGGGGTTAGAAGCTCCGTTAGACTTTAAGGGAGCTGAGTATTTTAACGAGAAAGTACAACCTGCAATAGAATCAGCTATATCAGGGGTAAGCAATCTTTGGAATGAGACTCTAGCAGGGTTATCTAAAGGTTTAGATAACTTAGAGGAAAAAGTAAAATCTATGGGTCAAGGTGCTAAGGATGCTTTATATGAACCTGTAACACAGTTTATACAATATATTAAGGATATACTAAATCAAATTGGAGAGTCATTAGCACAATTCGGTTCAACGATATGGGATTGGGTAACTGGAATAGACTGGGGTAAAATCCTTGACGTAGTTGCAAACATCCTAGACGTAGTTGCTTTAATAGGTGTGGGTGCAGCAGTATTCACTGGAGGAACATCAGGTGCAGTTGGTGCAGGTGCGAAAGGTTTAGCGACTGGAGCACGTGGTTTAAGTCTAGCACATAAGGGTTACAAAGCGTACAAAACTGCTGATAAAGCTACAGATGCAGCGGGTGTAGCTAAGTTCTTAAACGGTGTACCATCATATGACACTGGTGGTATCGCTTTAAAACCGCATATTGCACAGATTGGTATGTCAGGTGGAGAATTAGCTTTACCGCTTCATAGTAAGGTAGCAGACCCTGCGTATCAAGCTATAGCATCAAACTTAATGGAGCGAATGGGTTCAGGTGGTGGAAGTTCACCTAACTATACATTCGAGATTCATATCGCATCAGGGGGTAACGTCATTGCTGATAACTACTCAGTGAAGAGGTTCTCGGATACGATAGCAACACAAGTAGAGCAACGTTTAAAACAAACTGGTGTATTCTCTCAAGGGGTAAGAAGATAATTCTAAGGAGGTAGCAATATGGACATCAAAGCTAATATTGAAGACATCTTAGACATCTTAAACAGTGGTAAGTTAAACAACGGAGATAGAATTAGTATCAAGGTTGACTTACCACCTGATGAAGATGAACTCGAATCACCTTCAAAGGAGGGGTAAACAATGGTAAATAAATTCGTGGTAGACACAGTAGAAGCTCCTGCGCCAACTTTAGGTAACACCCTGCATAGTTGGCACAGGGTGTCTATTTCTTATAACAATATCAACGCAACATTCATTGATAAACACGTAGCCCAAAAGGATAAATTCTATTGGACATACGATATTATCAGTGTAGATGAAATAAAGCCAGTACTAAACTACATTTTCACTAAGTTAGGAACTGGACCAAAATCAAATAAGTTTTCAGTTAACTCATGGACAGTAG